GACGGCGCGGTTGTTGGCGGTGCCGTCGGCGATGGCTTCGTCGAAGCGGCTGTTGGCGGAATCCCAGCGCACCGCTTCGCCGTCGGCGACGCTGGCTTCGAAGGTAACGCTGTTGATGATGACCGCCTTCTGCGCGCCGACGATCATGGCCTGGATGGCCTGGCGGAGCTGGGTGAGGTCCGTGTCGTCCGGGGTGAGGCCGCCGCCGCCAGCGATCACCTCGCGGATCTCCTCGCCGATCTGGTGATGCCAGTAGGCGCCGGGGATGGTGGGTGGCGTGGGTGCGCCAGGGTCACCGTCTTTCGGATAGCCGATCGACGGCGAGGCCTCGGGGACGGGTGGCGTGGCGGCCGAGGCGGAACGCCATTTTCTGTTGTCCATCTTCTGCTCCTTTATGAGTAGGCGAACAAGACCAGGGTGTGTGCCGGCGCGAAGCGCCGGATGACGCATTCAAGCAGCTGGTTTCCCCAGGTTGAGAAGGGCTCGTCGACGCCGGAATCGACAGAGCGATAACGCACCGTGTCGAGCGGCGCGTTCACCTGCCAGACAAAAGCCCACTCTTCGCTGCAGAGCGGGGCATCGACCGGGCTGTCGACGGTGTACGGCCTGTATTCGGTGATGGTGATCGTGTAGCCGAGCGACGCGGCCAGGGCGATGAAGTAGGCGCGGCTCTGGCCGCCGATGCTGGTGAGCCGGGCGACCAGGGCGGCGCGGCGCTCGGCGAGCGTGGCGAGCGGGCCGGTGCAGGCGTCCGGCAGGCCGGCGACGCGCTCCCAGTCGGACAGGAGTTCGGTGGTGGTGCGGGGGTCGGCTTCGTTAAGCAGGGCGTCGACGCGCTGATCGATGCGCGCCAGCTCTTCGGCGAGCGCGTTGAGAAATTCGGTGAGCGCCGAGCCCTCGTCGCGCCGCCAGGCCGCGCCGGGCGGCAGGAGCGCCTGCAGCTGGGCGAGGTATTCGGCAGCGGTCAGAGCCACGTGATACTCCCGAAGGTGGCCATCTGGCCTATTGTGTGGGTGACATCGGCGGCCGGTGACACCAGGACGTGGTCGGTCTCGCCGGCGGCGATCGAGATCGCCTCGCGGAGATGCGACAGCAGGATCGTCGTGCCTGGCTCGGCTTCTCGCAGCAGCAGGTCGCGCAGCTCGGCCTCGACTGCGGCCTTGACGGCGGCAGTGCCGGGCGTGAGCTGGATCTGGATATCCATCGGCACAGCGACAGGTGCGACGACCGTCACGTCGGCCGTCACAGGCCGCAGGGCGTCAATGTGCGCCTGCACCGCCGCGACCTCGCCGGCATCCGGGATCGGTGAGGCGTCATCGTCGCGGACGAAGCGCACGGTCACCGTACCAAGGCCCAGCTCGGCCGGGGAGCACCAGGCGCGGGTGACGCCCTCGACCTCCAGCGCCCAGGCGACGTAGTCGTGCGCCGCGCCGCCGTGCGGCGGCTTGCGGATGCGTTCCAGGAATCTGGCGCGCAGCAGGTCGTCCGCCTCGATGTCGGCGCCGCCCGTCAAACCGCCGGCGGCGACGATTGCATCGGCCGATACGCCGGAGATCGGCGTTGCCAGGCTGAGCGCCGATCCGGCTGCCGTATTGCCGGCCTGGCCGGCCACATCGGCGGTGATCGACACATTGGCTGTGCCGCCCGAAACGGTCGCCGCGGCGTCCACCACGAACTCGGCGGAGTCGGAGCGCACCAGGCGCGTGCCGGCGGGGATGATCGTGCCGTTTGTGCCGGTGAGCGTGGCGCTACCGGTCGCGGGGGCTGCGGCTTTACGCGCAATCCCCCAGACACTCGCATCGCGCTCCAGTATTTCCCCCTCGGCGGTGTCATAGATCACCTGGCGCGCGATCCAGTCGAGGTAGCCGTAGAGCCCGTGCGCGGCGCCGGAATGCACACGCGCCAGGACGTTGAGGTTGGAGCGGCGCAGGCGCGCATCCGCACCCGGCAGGCGGGTCTCGATGTCGGCCTCGGCGCGGGCGATCAGGGTGGCGAGATCAGGGCGTGAGAATGGCATGTGTTCTCTCGGTCAGAGCGATGCCCACAGGGCCTCGAATCGGTAGCGGGTGATCCGGCCGTCCGGTCGCGTGATGGCGACGGACAGGCCGAGCATTTCGTCGCGCGGGATGATCGCCTCGACGGAGACAGCACTGGCCACGCCGTCCCTGACCAGCCAGGCGAGCGCCTCCTCGGCGTAGCTCCTGGCCTCGACCAGCACGGAGGGCAGCTGCTTGCGGCGCCCGAGGAGCCACAGGCGCGAGCCTTCGCGGTCGCCGGCGTTGGCCAGGTAGGCGTCTCCCCACCAGCCGCGCACGTCGCCCGGCGACGGCGGCACATCGCTGTCGCGGGCGCGGGCATCCGTGAACAGCGAGAGGATGACGGCCGTGTCGAGGCCGTCGTCTCCGGCCAGGCCGGGCGCCTGGAGGAGCCATTCGGCGCCGCGCTCGAAGCTGATGAAGTGGGTGCGGATGTCGGACATGGCTTACATCTGCTGAATCGGAGGATCGGTCGGCCCGCCGCCGTCGTTCTCCGGGTGCACGTGGATGTCGTAGGTCTGCCGCATGTCTTCCATCGTCATGCCGTCGTCGTCGCAGCGATCCTTTATCTCGCCGGTGACTTCCAGCAGCGGGGTATCCATGCGCACCTTCGGCGTGTTGGTTACCGTGATCGGCAGGCCGGCGCCATCGATGACGATGCCGTTGCGCGTCAGGTGCACCTTCTGGCCGAGATCGTCGTAGAGGGCGCTCTCGCCGTTTGCCAGGCCCTTCAGGCGGTAGCGCCTGTCGTCCATCACGATCACGACGCCGTGGTCGCGGTCCGCGCCGAGCGACAGATAGATGCCTTCCGCGCCCGGATGCGGCACCGACGTGAAGCCGTACTGCTGAAAGCGCTCGATGCCGTTGCGGACCTCGCCGTCGAGCAGCTTGACCTGCACGATCTGCATGCCAGTCGCGTCGGAGATCAGGCTCAGCACGGCGCGCGAAGCCATCAGGCGCAGGCGGCGAGAGAGCGGCGAGAGCAGCTTCGCGAACTCACGGCTCATAGCGCACTCCAGTCGTCGCCCTTCTTTTTCTTCTCGCGCTGTTCCTTGTCGTTGAGCTTGCGGGAGAGTTTCGAACGGCCGATGCCGGCGACCAGGTCGAATGCCTCGCGCCTGGCGATCGAAAGGGTGGTCATGGTGCCGCTGTCGTCGAGCGTGTAGGTGCAGCCGACGATCAGCATCTCCGCCGCGTTGAGCCACAGCATCGGCGAGGTGACCGTGACCAGGGTGTTCGGCTGCCAGAGCGCGCCTGAACCATCCCGCCAGCCCTGGACGGTGATCGAGGCGCGATTGCCGCGCCCCATGCGCACGTTGCGTTCCCACTCGGCGCGGTCGCGCAGCGTGGCGCCGGCGCCGTGAGCTTCGGCCAGCACGATCAGCGGGCGGTAGCGTGAAATGGTTTCGTCTTTAACGCTGGCGGACGGGCCGGCGGCGTGCTCGCCGAAGAAGTCGTCGGTGCCGCGCTCCTGCCCCTTGACGGTGATGGTCGAATAGCGATCCTTCCAGCCGAACTGTCCGCGCGCCTTGAGGATGTTCTCGCCTTCGACCAGGGCCGTCCCGCTGCGGCGCGTGCCGGCGCGGGTGATGACCAGGTTCCCGTCGCCGTCCGACACGAGCAACACGGCCTTCAGACGCGCGGCGCGCTCGATGCACTCGAAGGCGGTCTCCCCTTCCTGGATGTTGTAGCTGGAGAAGGCGGCGCCGACATCCGTCTCGACCTTGACCTTGATGCCGAACGGTGCGCACAGATCCCGCGCGATGCGATCCAGCGTGGCGTTCGCCCACTGGCCGGTCTTGTGGATCGCCGAGCAATCAACCAGGTCGCCCGTGGCGTCGCGCCCCTTGACCGACAGACTGTGGTCCTGCTTGTCGTACTCCGGCTCCGAGTCGTCGACGTGGCCGGTGATGACCGTCACGCCGTCGAGTTTAAGCTGGCATTTGTCGCCGGGCTTGATCGGGCGGCTAACGGACTGCCCAGGCCAGCGTTCGGTCACGCTCAACTCGAAACCGTTGGCGATCTGCTCGATCGAGCGCTGCACGCTTATGCGCCGCCAGCCGCCGTAGATCGTGCCGCCAACGTACAGCTCGGCGCGGCCGGACATGTGCGCATCAGGCATCGGCCAGCACCTCCAGCGACATGCCGCCGGTCACGAAGCCGGGATGACGGATCGGGTTGCGCGCAATCAGATCGGCCTCGCGCCTGGCGTCGCCCAGGGCGCGGTAGGCCACCACCAGCGCCGGCAGCGTCGCCGGCATCGAGATCGTCGCCAGGCGCGGCAGATCCGCGCCGCGATCGGTAATGTCGCGCACCGTCGCGGTGCGCAGGTCCATCAGCGCCCTGAACACCGGCACCGGCGCATCGGCCGCTTCGTCGTCGAGCGCATCGGCGATCCGCTCGCGCAGGTCGGCTGCCTGCTGATAGCTCATCCGCCGCGCGGGATCGGCCGTGCTGGCCGAACCGAAGTCGAGCCGGGCCGCCGCGCGCGCGGATTCGATCACCGCCGTCCTGCGCACCAGCGCCTCGACGGCGGTGCGGTTCGCGGCCTGGGCGCGCCGCGCGGGCGTCGTCGTCGGCACCGGCGGCCGGCTGGAGCTGTAGCCGTACAGCCTGCCCAGCGCGCCGACGGAATCGGCCGGCCGCGACAAGGCGCCGGACAGGCCGGCCACCAGCCCGGCAACCCGCGAGGCCAGCGTCAGCGGCGTGCGGACGAGGCTTGACAGCGATGATGTCACGCCCGTCAACTCGGAGGCGAAATCGCCCAGCACGGAGAGATCCGGCGCCAAACCGGCGCGCGCCGCATCGAGCGCCGCCATCGCCTCGCCCAGCACCGCGACGGCATCGGCGGAGACCCACTCCGGCAGGCCATCCACGCCGAACACGCCGCCGAAGTCGGCGACGGCGGTATCGGTGGCTGTGACGGCAGCCGAGTCGACGAGATAGGCGGTGTCGGCCCTGGTCGAGGGCTGAAGATTGTCGCCTGTCTGGGTGAACCGGAGCGTGAAGCGCGCCACCCGGCCTTCGTCGACGAGATCCTCGGTGAACCTGAACGGCGCCGTCAGTGCGACATTCAGACGGCCGAGCGTCGGATGCACCAGCTCGCCGGGGCCGGGCTTCTTGAGGGCGTCGCGCAGCGCGTCGCGCGCCTTGGCGTAGTCGTCGCCGAGGACAAAGGCATTGAGGGTGAATTCCCCGGCCTTGAGCCCCATGTCTTCGACGAACGGCTCATCGCGCTGCGGGTACTCGAACAGCACGCCGCGCCGGCCTTCCTCGGTGTCTGCGGTCTTCACATGAAAGGGCACGCCCCGGAAGCTCGCACGCTGCAGCTGGTCGCGCCAGGTCACGGCATCACCATCGTCTGTCCGCCGTCAACCGAAAACGGTACGTTGCGGTTGTCGGAGCGGGCGAAGACCGACGCGCGGCCGTCCTGGTCAATGCGTATGCGTACCTCGCCGCCGACCTTGGCCTGCTCCAGCTTGGTGCTGATCTCGACGGCCCGGCGCGCTTCCTCGTTGCCGAAGAAGGCCAGCACCCTGGCCACGCTCGCGCCGATCTTGTCGCCGACGGCGGTGCCCTCGATGAATGCCTTGTTGATGCCGGTGCCGACGGCATAGCCGG